GGTATGTTCATCGGAACCTGATGAAGTGGATAGAGAATTAAGTCTATCCTCCAATTTCTTGAACTTCACCTGCAGTTCGTCGAGTTCAACTTGCTCTTTGCTTGGCTTAGCCACAGCAATAGGCGGAACTAAGGAAAACCAGACATTAGAGTTCTGGAGAACCAAGGAGGTACCAGTTATCAAAAAGTTGATAAAACAATCTTCTCCAGTTATAGTTGCCGCAGCTCTCCATATAGCATAACTAACATTAGACATTATAGTTGTATCGTATACTACCATACCGCCATAAGTGTTAGAGAAACCTGTAAATGTGCCGCTATTAAGATTAGTCTTGAAAGCAATGAATAGTTTTCCACCAACATATCCACTAGCGTCAAAAGTAAACTTACTATTAGGGCTGGTAGTGTAATCATACACGAGATCCGAGTAGATACCAGCAGTAATCGTCGGAGAAACACCGAACGGTGTGGTAGGTGTCGGAGACGCGCCACTATCAACAGACACAAATAAAGGCTTATGGAGAATATTGTTCTGGGGTGAATAAAATTCAACCATATATTTGATATAGAGTGTACCGATAGTAGGAACGGTAGCATAATTAATATCGCTAGTCGCAATAATAACAAACTGCCCTTGTTCCTGCAAGCGGACATCTGATCCAATTTGTCCAGTAAACATATTAGAAAAGTTAGGGTTAGGGACCTCCCAAACTTGAGGTTGAGAGATCTGAGTAGGTTTAGAATTAGCGAGACCACTTCCAACTTCAAAATTATCTGCAGTACTAAACCAGTCACGAGAAGCATCTGGATCATAAAATCCAAGCAACTGACCGGACTTCGTAGAGTCTGCAATATTATCGTACTCGAAGGCGAGACGTTTGAACCTGAAGCGATTCCAGAGAGGAGCAAGAGCAGCAAGACGTGTCTTAGGAAATAACTGAGGGGAGATCTTAATCTGAAAGATAACATCACCAACCTTATAGTTCGTCTGAGGCACTCGTAGCACAGATATAGCATCAGTGCCACAAATACAGTCTGCATACTCTCCTCCAGCCATCTTAGGCATCATTAGCCACCTAGGCATAACACGCTTTCCGACAGCTTTCTGGATGGCCATATTCTGACCAGGAGTCATCCATTCCACACCAAATCTACCGAAAGAGGTATCGAGGGAAATTCCTCCAGCCTCTTTACGAGGGGGTATTCCAACTTTCTTCTCTTTCCATTTACGAGATCTAGGAGTTTCTCTGGAGATATCCTTTTTAACCTCCTTTTTAACTTCTTCTCTAATAGTTTTCTTGGAGCCATTTCCAACAGGGCGACCCCTGTTGCCTGAAGTACTCAGGATTTTCTCTTCAACAATTTGAACTTGACCGGAGGATTTCTTCATTGCTTAAGCAGTGCTTAGATAAATCCTCTATTTTTCCTCCCTCCCAGGAAACGCGCGCTAATAAGGATTCATCTCCTTGCCACAGCTTTTCAATCTCAGAAGGCAGGGGCAGAGACATACCTCCACAAAGGGATCGTATCTCTGCATCACCGCTATATTGTTGGGCAATTTCCATTAAAATGGGTATGTAAGGATGGTGGCCCCGGGGATAATTCCAGAAAGTAAGCACATACAGAGATACGTACTTATTCCAAGCATCAGCCGGAGCTAATTTTTCATCTGAGAAACACATGGAATAATCACAGCGTTCTTGATCGAAGCCATGAACATAGCCATATTTTTCATGAGGTATAAAACGACCACCCAGAAATATATGATCAACTAAATCTTCGGATACCACCATAGAGTCATCGGGGACTCGCATAGCATGTTCCAAATAAATGGACTTATATCTAGCAGTATCTTCAGTGTCCCAATATTTATAAGAACCCATATTGTCGTCACCATAAAGGGCAACATAGGTATACTTTAGAATGTTTTCCATAGTAAAAGGCTTATCCCTACGGGCTAACCACGCCTTAACAATCCGAAGATTGATATAACAGTGGTAAAGAGTGTTATCGTCTGCAGTCACAGCCGCACCGCTGGGCATGCCGTGAGGTAACAATATACACTGACCATTGGGTAAGATTACAACTGACCAGATCATATTGGAGTATTGGTATATGAACCGTAG